GAATCGTTAATATCTAAACGTAAAACGCCACCTGTATTTATGGGCCATGATTTATCATTAAGGTTTGCTACTGATATCACATCTTTACAATCTAACGACCAATTACCGTTTTTTGCATTTAACTTAAAGGTGTTAGATGTGTAATGCCTTGTCTGTGCGCCACTGGCTAAATCCACCGTCCCATCTGGCTGCACTCTATATAGCTTAAGTCTTACATCTCTATTCTCGAATATCTGACGTTCTTCCCATTTACCAAAAAAAGTGCCTTGATTTTTTACGGCATCAGTTACAGCAGGAGCGCCAATGTTCGGATCTTGCTTTGTAAAATCTTTAAACGTTATTGTTAATGTTCCGCGTGAAGATAACCCGTTACCGGGCTTTAACTCTGTAGTGTTTTCTTTTATCGCTGTCATGTAACGATAAATAGGCTCGCCGTTAATGCTTGGTAATATTGGCGCATTTTCATTAGTGAAATAATAAGTTTTATATTCGTTAGCCCAAGCCTGATCGCAAGTTAAAGGTGTGCCGTAACCGGGCGCACCGCCAACAGTACAAGCGCCAGTAATAACAGGTAAATCTATTTCAAATACTTCAAAGTGTCGCTGGACTCTCATGTCTTGAGTCGCTAAAAAAGTGCTCATTTATAGCCCGTTATATACTGTGAATTTTAATGTAATTACGTCTAGCGTTGGTGTTTGCGGGTGAGACTTAACGCCGGGCACTGGGTCGTAACAAATATAACTAGACTCAGGTTTGTCTTGAAACTCTTTCATAAAAAAAGGCTGCTCAAAACTAAAGTCTATAAAATCTTGCCAAGTACCTTCGGTGAAAATAGCCAACTCATTAGGTAACGACAACGTACCCTTTAAAGCCTTTGCTCTTTGTGTTGATGATATTGGCCCAACTTCTAACGTGCTATTACTTCTTTGTGTTACGTGCCTATTCAACCAGTTTCGAGAATACCCCGCTTGTTGCCCTGTATTGATGGCAATGTATTTACCAGCAGCGATAAAGCTAACAGTCATTTGATAGTTATTCGGTATAGTAATAAATTTAACAATTAAATCTGTAAAGCTCATTTCTGGAAACGTAAACATTATATTATTGTTTCTAGTTATGATAACCGAATCAATAAGAGTAACACCGTCATAAAGCTGTATAGTCGCTGTATCTGGTGTTGCTGCTGTATGGCCTGAAATAGCAACATAGCTAATGTTGGTTTGTGCGCCATAGCTCGCTTGAAAATCACCAATAGCAGTACCACAGGTATAATTCAATGAATGATCTGGATCTGATATATTCGCCGCAATCTCGCCCGTACCTGCATCAGTTAACACAGGTACTTGATCGATTAATACGTTTGATGTTGATATTGCTAGTTCAGCCATTAAGTCCTGCCTAGTTCTTGACGTTCATTAAGTAATCTTGCTATTACGTCCATTATTTCATCACCTGAATCAGTAGCAAATGGTAGTGCTGTTGTTTGAGAACCGCCAGCGCTTGAGTCAGTTAATTCTAATGATGATGTTTGCTCTTGAAAGTCTTGCTGTTGTGGTTGTGAGCCAGCGCTAGAGCTTCCGCCATCTGAAATACTTCCGCCGCCTTTTGAAGCGCTTCTAAGGCTAGCAAGTTGAGCTATGCCAGTTGCAGCCACTACAGCAGCATTAGCATAAGCTTCGTATATATTTGACGAGGTAGCAAAAGCTCTCATTATGCCCGTTGCAGTATCAGCAACAATAATCCCTGCTTGTATTGCTTTGTTATCTTCAAGAAACGCATTACCAAGAATACTAGCAGCCTTAACATAACTACTTTGAACGGATAGTTTTTCGCTCGACTTTAGCTTTTCCCATTTAATATCATCTTTAGCGCCTTTCGATATTAATATTTCTAATGGCTTGATTCCTTCCTCGTACCCGTCAGCTAACGAATTACCTAAAACCTTTCCTGCATCATACCCTATATCCTCCATGCTAACGCCAAGCAACTCAGATAACGCTTCAGCAGATGCTTGCTGCCTTTCAGCCAAGACACTATCAAAAGTATCTAGGTCATTAACAAAGTCATTTAACGCTGCTTGTGCTAATTTTAACGGATTTGCTAATGATGTTGCTATGACATTAAAAGTGTCGGCAGTCTTTTGCCCTAGAAAAACAGTAGCGTTTATGACCGCTATTAATTCTTCTGAGTAATCAGCGATCAGTTGTTTTGATTCTTGGCTAAATATATTACCAGCCTTTTCAAGCTCCTTATTTACCTTGTTTATTTTTTCTATGTCAGCACTTGATATTGTTACATTTAACAGATCAAACTCAGTTCTAAGGTCTTTTAATGCTTCGCCGTTTCCTTTTAGTAATGGTATTAAATCCGTAGCATCACTTGCCACCCCCTCCAAAGCAAAGGACATTTTTCCGCCTGATATGCCGGCAGCCTCCATTCGATTTACCATTTCTTGTAAAACTTCTGGGCCACTTAAAGACTCAAACTCTCTCGCTGCATTTTTTGCCTCTATAGCAGTCAAGCCAAGAACGTCAGCAAAATCTTGAAACCCACCACCACCAGTGGCTATAAACTCGGAAACCTTTTCATTAGTATCTTTGGAGATATCACCTATTTTTTCAAGTGATATCCCGACAGTACTGGCAGCGAATGCGAGAGACTGCATATTTTCAACGCTCTCGCCAGCTCTATTGGATGCTATAGTTAATTCTCTTGAAAACTTACCAGCCTGAGTTACAGCAATAGCTACTGAGGCAGCGATAGCGGTTACAGCAGTTGCCATCACTTTTGCAGATGTTGAGAATTTTTTTAATGAGTTGTCGGCTTTTGATACAGAGCCGTCGAGATGATCTATTCTTCTATTTGTTTCTTTTAGCTTAGCGTCAAGCTTTTGTGTTTTAGCGTCAAGCTCTATTATCAGTGATTCTGTGTTAGCCATTCTTTAGACGCCCCGTTTTGAACTCTTTCAAAGTTTAACATTATACTTGTGTCGTTTTCTTGCTTATCATTAAGATCAAAAAGGTTGTATATCTCAACAAAATCTAGCGACCACGCGTCATGAGTTGTTAATTTTAATTGTTTTACCGCCGCATTAAACCAACTCCAATAATCAAATTTAAACGGCTCAGAGTCAGAATTTACCCCGCCTTTATAGCCTTTTTTTTTACAGGCATGTTTATCGAGAAGTAATCATTAATCTGAACAGCGATATCAAGCATAACTAAAGGCCAAGGCTCACTCATATTGTCGCTTCTGTCGCTAGGTAACCAACTAACCCTATACATAGCATCCTGAATCTCTGCCATAGAAACTGAGTCATCAGTTATTAAAGCGTGAATAGCATAAGAGGCTGTTTCAAATGTACAAACATTATAAAAAAGCTTCATTCTTTCCAGATCGTCAACGCCAGATGTTTTCTTACATTCATCTAAGTACATTAAGAAAATATACTGTAAATCCTGTCCTGTTTTATCAAAAAAGGATTTACATGCAGCTAGGCTAATTTTAAAAGGGTATTCCTTATAGCAAAGCTTAATCATTAAGCGTCTGCCGCTGGAGTTATAGTAACGACACCGCTAGAGTTAAATGATAAATCAGTAGTTACTTTTGCGCCTTGCGGGATTCCATCACTTAATCCGGTAGGCACAAATAAACCAGTAAAGATTTCATTTTGAGCGACACCAGATCCAACAAACTCTAAAGTATAAGTATCTTGAGTGCCTGTGAATGCATCACCTCTCACCTTTCTAAATTGAGTGTCATTGTTGTAGGTAAATTGACCTGAGAAAACATGCTGCTTAGCTGATAACTCTCCATCGAGATAAGTTACATTGTCACCATAGGATTTATTTCCTATTTCGATAGGTGTGCCGCCAAACGTGTGGGTAAAATCACCTTGACCGACAATCTCACCAGTAGTGTTATTTAGTACGATAGCAGTACCATTAAGTTCTTGAGCCATTTTTATTACCTTTTACTTTGTAGAAAATGTTAAATAGTTTATTGATATGTCACGCTTAAACCATGACTCTGCTTCTATGCCTGAATTTACATTTGAATCAAGCGTACTTACTGTTTGGTTATTATACACTAATTGCTGATTATATCTAAATGCTGTTAATACGTTATCGATAGCCTGCAATTGTTCGTTATCATAAGTTGAGCTATTAGTACTACAGAAAACGCTCACTTGAAAGATCCCTCTTTGCTCATCACTCGATGATAGCGTCTTGCCTGTTGCCTCTGTTGTTGCTGGTATGTAATAAGCCGCATACCACAAAGATTTACCTGTAGGGTTAAAGTTTTTGTTTTCAAAGGCAACATCAGACAAGTTAACTATGGTTGATAGTTGGTTAATGAATGCTTGCTTAGTATCAAAATGACTCATAGCGCCCTTATTTTATTTTGCATTTGTATTAATGTTTTTCTTACCCATCCTTCAGGCGCTTGCTTACTAAATCCACCTGAAGTTAAATCACCGCCGGGCACAGGAAAACCGCCATACTCAAGAACACCAATATAAGTAAGATTGTTTGTATAAAATATCTTCTTATTTAGAACAAGCTTTGGCATTTGCGATAACTGGCGAATAGCGGCCAACCCTTGAGCTTTGCTAGTAGTGGAATCTGAAGACGGAACACCCAAAGATAAAAACCAATTATTTCTTGCTCTACCAGTGTCAGCAGGGGTTGCTTGAACTATATTAGTCAATCCTGAAAGGTACACACCTCTAACGTTATCATTAACTCTAAGATAAGCATCTTCAGTCATCTTTTTTACTTTTTCACGCCCTAGTAATGGCATTATTTTAACCTTACTTGAGGTAAATATGCCAACACATCAGATGTAGGCGCAACAATACCAAGACTAACCACGTAATAAGTTTGCGAACCTTGCGTTATCTCATCACCTTGTTTAATTATATTTACGTTATCACAGATTAATCTTCTATCACCAGCGAGTATATTTATATCAAAAAGTTTAGCATCGTAATCGATGAATATAGCGTTTGTTAACTCAACGTTTACACTTGTTTTTGTGCCGGGGTTTAATGGGGTCCCAACAGTAACAGAGCTATTAACAAGGTAAACTTTATCAGCAGTATGAGAGCCAGTTTTAATTTGCGCTCTCTTAAGTCCCGCTTGAATTCTCTTTTGTATTTGTGCGCTACCCATTAACCCAAATACCCCATGCTTTCTTTATATAAGCCGCCGCCATTTAACCCTGATTTTGTATAAGGCTTTAATACTTTTGAAACTGCTGGCATTTGTGCAAGTGTCGGAGTGCTAGAGCCTGCTTGATATTTTTCATAGTAAGCGCCGCTACCCACGCCGAACTCTGCTAAATCAGCGCTATCTTTTACCGCGTTAGTATCAACACCGTCATTAATAGAAAATGACGCTAACATTTGAGCGTTTTTAAAGTCTTGTGGTATTGATGTGCTATCAACTAGAAGGTCGTAAGCATAAATATAATTCCGAGGCATGCATCCTGTTTGAACTTGAGGTGTAACCCTGTAACCTTGTAATCGCTGCTCATAAGTAAAGTTAATAAAGTCGTAGGCGTTTGCTAGGTTAGCCTCTCTGTCTGGTTGCGTTGCTGGTATTGAGTAGCCTTTTAATTTAGCAAAGGCTTTGTATTCTTCATCAGTAACCCATGAATTAGCGTTAGCGACAACTGAGCCATCTTCGATAATTAATTGAGTGCCGATAGCGACAACTATTTGATCACTATTACCAAGCTCACGACTAGTTATGTCAGTACCTAAAACGCTAGCGCCGTCAAAGTATGTAACAGTAGAAAATACTTTACCCACCTCTGCCGTAGCTGAGAGGTTTAAAGATAACTCTGTAGCTGATGTGACTATGACAATTAAAGGGTCGCTAATCAGTGAATATGACTCAGCGCCAAACTGTACTTGTATATCAGTAGCAGACGTTAAATCAATACCGCCGAACACATAGACTACTAAATTATCTTTATTTGCAATTACTAGGTTTTGCGACACTTTTAAAGCCTCTTGTATTTAATAATTACAGTATATCATTTTTATTTCGTTGCGTAAAAAAATCACGTCCTTGTGTTTATTGTTATTATCTTTGCTCTACAATATAGTAACTATCAGTTTCAGCTAAAACATCCGAATCATCAGACTGATTTGCTACCTGTAGCTTTATGTAATCATTCTTATCAAGCGTTGTATTTATGTTGATGCTAAAAAACGCAACGTCACGGCCACCGCTGAGATTGTTAACTTGTCTAGATTGATCTAAAACAGTTACAAAAGAAGAGGCTGAATCATCCCATTTTAGAACACGCAAACTAAGGTCGTCATTAGAACCGCTTTCCAATGTAAAATCTGCAATAACTTTGTAGTCTCTAGGCGTATTACCTAAATGCCTTAACTCTCCATTTGAAGGATTGTCAAAGTGCTGTAAATCTGCCGAAGTCCACGAGCCTGCAACAATATCAACAAAGACACCTTGTGTATTTATCGTTGTTGTTGCTTCAGAGGAAACACCGATAGAGCCGCCCTCAAAAGTATTAGGCATACCGTTGTTTTCACCCCAGTTAGAAACTAAGTCAGTTTCAGTTATATTTGGAGTTATATTTGCGTCTGTTGAATTAAAAACTCCATCACGGGTAACTATTGCGCCCTGTATTTGTAAAGTAGATGGATTAACAAAGTTAGCTGGAGAAAAATCAAAAAATGAAGCGTTAGCGGGAAGGTCTAGATTCATGTTAGATCTAAATCTAGAAGCCATTGTAAATCCTGCCCCAGCAGCAAATAAGCTATAGGATCCATCAACCATACTTCTAACTATTGATGTGTCAATAAAATAACCTCCTAACCATGCTCCCGCCAGCGTTAATTCTGGTTTACCACCAAACCTCCCAGTGCCGACCTCCAGTCCTTGCCTGTAATTATCTATAACACCGAGAGATGAACAATCATTATAGTTTATACGCGCAAATTCAAATGCTTCAACCCCTGTAGCTGACTTTATGTCATAAGCTTTAGAGTTAGATCCTGTCACTTCGATAGCGTAATCTTTTCCAAGTACATTCCCTGAACCACCAACAGGAGAGGTGAACATAGTATAGTTTTCTTCACTAGATATTAACTTTGAAACGTCAAAATTATAACCAGCTAAGCTAAGTCCTCCCTGTGGTATTTCAACTGATTGCGAACCCATATCGATAACGCCGTCAATAAAGTATTCTTTATCGCTATCAAGCGTTCCGGACAAGTCACTAGCTTGTGACACTGTCACTCGATTAACCAATCCACCTGAGCCACTATTTAAAGTTGCAGATAATATATCTGAAAGCAAGTCATTTCTTATTGCCATGATTTTTCCTTAGGTGGCATTTAGCCAGTCTTTTAATAATTGATTTCTATTGTTTGGTTCTGTAACTGTGCCACCAACTGCAACAACAATGTCAGCGAGAATTTTATTCATAGACATGATTACGCCTCATTGATTAATGTGAGGGAATCATAAAAACGAGGGAGTTTTTGAGGGTTGTTTTGGTGGTCGCGCGACCTGTTAGTCCCTCAACTAACAATTCATTATAGCTTATTATCTCCAATAAAAAAGCCCCGGATTAACGAGGCTTTAACATTACGGTAAAAACTTACCTAGTTTAACTTTCTTTTTTATCAGCTTGCTTTGCTTTTAGCTGAGGCGTTACCTGCTCTACTGGTGCGAAACGACTATCTATTACTTTGTAGCCTTTATTGTTCCACGACTTTTTTTCAGCAGTAGAGCATGGATGATCTAAATATTTAATATCCATGCTCATTCCCCTTATTGATCAGCGTCAGCGATAGTTAATGTACCAAGTGAGTGCTTAGTGCTTGCAACAGCAATATCCCAGTTAGTACCTGTGAATAATGCAGCGTCAGCAGGAGAAGCACCACCGTTAACAACATCCCAAGCGTAACCTTTAAGCTTAACGCCGAAAGTGTAATCAGCTTGCCATGTTGTCTCGATTCGAGTTTGACCATTGCTTGTTTCCAAGTTAGCAATGATGTCACTTGAATTTTCAACAATAGCGCCACCAGAAACAACCGATAAGACCTTAGTTTTGTTCGGAGTGCCTGCAACATAAAGTGCTGGGATATCAGAAACAACTATGATTTTATTTAAGATTGAAATTACAGTTACGTTTGCAGACTCGAATAAACGCTCGCCATTAGCTAAAGCTTTATCAGTTAAAGACTCAGCACCTTTAGAGTGCATAATATCAGCGATAATCATTCCACTCATATCACCAAACTTGTAATGGCCTTTGTTAAGTGCTTGCTGAGTCATTGCGCCAGCGCCAGCCGTTAATGCTGAAACATCGTTAACTAATGCGGCGATATTTTCAACAGCAGCAACAGCACAGCCTACAACAGTATTTAACTGATCAGCAAGTAAAGCGTCTGCGAAGCCTTCAGAGATTGCCATAATAGCCGCTTCTGGTGACTCCATAAGATAAGTCATTTGCGATGGTTCAAATACGATAGGGCCAAAGCCACCTGCAACTTTAACACCTACGAATTCACCTTGTGCTAATGCAGTACTAGTCTGTGAAGCGTTGGGAATTGTTCTGTCAACACGACGTTGTGCGCCTGCGATAGATTGAAAGAATGCTTCTTTAGTGTAATTACCACGAAAGGTATTAGTATTTAAAACGATTGCGCCGCCTGATGCAGCATTAAAAACTTCTAGCTTTTGGCCTAAAAGTTCCATAGTGGTTGTGTATATCTCATTGTCATATACTTGCATGTTTGATAAAGCCATTTTTAGTGCTTCCTATTTTTAAGTTAAGTTTGCTTGCTTCAAACGTTGAGCAAGTCTAGTTTGTGTACTATCACCATTAGCAGCACTACCGCCTTGGCTTTGTGTTGTTCCCGCCCCTGACGAGTCGACACCTTTTAAAATTCTTTTAAACGAGTCTTGTTCATTAGCCCAGCTTTTGAACTCATCCACGTTGTTTGCTACAACCTCACCATTACTTTTAAACTGTGTAGTTAGTTGTTGTTGGTCATTATAACCAATTTCTAGCATGTTTGACAACATAGCTTCTGAATTCCATTTATGGTCATCATGAACTAGTGACATAACCTTGCTCATAACATCACCGCGATCACGTGAAGTTAATGCGTCTTTAGCTGTGTTTGCTGCCGCCGTTAACTCTGCTGTGGTAGATGCTAATTGCTCCTCATAGAAAGACTTTAACTCGTCGGTCTTTCCTGCCGCAATAAGTGTTTCTTCATGCGCCTTTGCCGCTGCCTTGCGCGCATCTTCAATAACCTGATCTTTCTCTTGTGACGATTGCTGGACATGGCGTTTCTCTCCAATCAATTCTTCAACTTTATTTTTCAACCCGCCTATTTCATCATTAAATAACGCTGAAATCTTCGCTGATTGTTCTTCACTTAGCCCGTCAATGCCTGTTAAATCTACCATGTTGTTTATCCCCCAAGGATATAGTTAGCACTCAGTGCAGTTATTGCGATCGAAGTATTCGACCTAGTTCATTGTTTTTTTGTTTCATTTGCTTAATTGTTAATGCGTTATTCATGCTGTCACCTGTTTGCTTGGCGAAATCTGCCGGACTCATTTTTCTTAATGCCTTACCTAATGACGGACCAATCGCTGCATCTTGATCGCTCGCTGATAACTTTTTAAGGTTCGCATAATAAATAGAATCGCTATTAACAGGCTTAGGATCACGCTTGCCATCAACATTAAATGATGATGCTTTCTTAGTTGAATCTTTATCTAGTTTAAATCTGTCATCGACTTCATAGGTCAATGCACTTCTACAATTAGGATGCAAAGGAGGCGTAACACTGCTTAATTTATTGCTATCCTTTGGAAATACCTGCTGATCTAGCCTTGCGCAAACTCTTGATGTTTTAGAGTCGTTAACAGCTAAAAACCTGTAGCCTTTAAGTATATCATCATTAGCATCAACAAAAGCTATTCTTGCAGTATTAGCATAATGATTAGTACCAGTTACAGCTAATTGTTTAGCTGAACGTCTAGCTCTATCAAGTACGCTTTTACTTGTGCCTGACTTAGATAAATCCATTTGATCAGTAATAGCATTTGTTATTTCTGCTATTGTTTGCCCTTCTAAAAACCCAGCCTGAACTATGCCGTCAATTTCATTCGTCCACTTTTGCCAATAATTTGACATCATAGAAGAATAAGCAGAATAGGAATTAGCACCAAGTTTAACAGGAGTGATAGTAGCAACACCATTAACAGCCGCCGCACTCGGTACAGTCGCGTTGAAATCTTCGTTTTGAACAACTCCATTTAATGTAGTAGCTGCAAATTCTGCTTCGTATGCACCTAACGCCCTGTTTTCAACTTTAAGCTGTGCAGTATAATCTTGCAAGTGTTTACGTGAAACGGCATTTACTTGCTCTTGTATAGATTGCTGTAACGCGATAGTAACTTTACGTTTACGGTATTTGTTCAGTATAGCAACAACATCATTTTCAATAGCGACTAAATAAGGAGTAACCTTAAACCCTTCAGTAGCACCTAGCCTTTGAAGGTAAATCGTATGCTGTGAATATATGGTCGTTAGTTGCTCAACTGGCATTATTCGCTAGACCTTGCTGCTAATTGTTCTTTTAGTGCGTCATTCTCCGCTTGCAGCGCCGCCATTTCTTCATTAGTTCCACCGCCAAGCAAATCTTGATCGATCAATTCTTGAGCGATATCATCATTTGACAAATCTGTTAACCCAGCCTTTCTTGCTGTTTCGTTTAAAGTTGTAGCAGGTAAAATCATTCCTTGAACTAATGCCATGTGAGCATTAATCATTTCAGGTGTTAAATCATCAGTAACAAAATCTGAATTTAACTTATAGACTGAATTATTTTCTTCACCTAAGAATTGAGCAGTCCATGTAAGTAACTGCTTAAAACCATCAGTGATATTAAATGATATTCTTTTTAATGCAGACATAGAGGCGTTAGCATCGATGCGCTTAGCTGTAGCTGTTTCGTTGCCGCCATTATCAGTCACAAGTTGAGCGCCTGACATTACCATTCTATCCTCATCACGAAGCATTTCAGCAGGTATAGCGCCAGTAGCTTCTATTTGCATAATTGAAACTTTATCATTAGCACCAAGCATATTCATACCGCGAGCGCCAACATCTAAACCGTTCGGGTTCATTTCGTTAAACTCATCAGCATTCATATCTGTAGAAACAACAGTCATACCTTGACCGTGATAATGTAAGTTGTCTCGATTATCACAATCTAAAACAAAATGACCCAAATTTACATTAGCTAAATCATACAAAGGTAGTTTTGAATATTCAGGGCTGTTGTCATCAGCACCAAAGAATTGGAAAGGTATTTCATTTAAAGTTGAGCTATTAGCAACTGGAATGTCATCAGATAACATCGTATCTTTATCATCCCATAACTGATTATGATAAACACCATCAACCATAATTAAACGGCGAACATAAATCTTATCTTCCCAATCAAATTCATTTTTCTTTACGCTTTTTACTTCTAATAGTCTTATCTCATCAATAGCGCACGAATTGCCAGATGAGCGAAAGTAAATGATATTGTCAGCGTCGTATTGAATCCACTTAGGTAGAAACTTAGGATCTTCATTTTGAATAGCCGTTAACTGAACTCTATTACCATTGCCATCTGTTGGTGCTGGAGGCATATCAACGAGAACACCGTACCTAGCATCTTCAATAACTTTAGCTGTTACTTTTTGCGCTACCTCACGAATACCGCAGCCTGTACCATCTGCATTATCAATTACATATTCAAGCTTAGGCTGTATATCTGATTCTGGGTCTTTACTCCAAACCATACCGCTAAGGCTTTCAAATGTTCTTCCCGCAGCAGGAAACCAGCGACCGCGTGACCAATAGGAAGCTCTACGAAGAGCGTTTTGTGCATTGCATCGATTAGCTTGTTCATGTGCTTGCTGAGTCATACCACTATAAGTGGGAAATGTTTTATATTGAGGACCCGGTAAGCAGGTAATTATCTTTAATACTTCATACTTGCCAGCAATGGCAGCACGAGTCTGTGAGCGGAGTTCAAACTGCTCAATATATTTTGAATCTTTTTCGTTTAATGCCATCGTCACAGCCTTATATAATTTTGTTTATTATATCACTATTAACCGAATAACTTAAACTTACTATTTGACTAGTAATAATAATTGAATTACGGTAGGTTAATAACTTAACCGCGCGAGACAGCATGAACGAGGCAACAAAGCAATTAAGAAAAAAAGGTTACACAGTAGCGGAATTTCTATTAGTTATAAATAGAAAGCTTACTTGGTGGAATACACATAAACATAAGTCAGCTAAAGATAATAATTTTCTTATGTTATCAATTAAAGGATTAGAGGAAAAATAAATGAATCATGAATTAATAGTAAACGCGATAATTATAATATTTGTAGTGATAGTAGTATTCGCCCTCGTTAGAGAGCTTATATGCTGGTATTTCAAGATTAATGAGCGTGTAGATTTACAAAAGAAAGTGCTTGCTGAGTTGGTTAAGCTTAACCTTAAAGGTGGTAGATTGTGATAACAATACTACTTGCCTTTATATACTTATTGTTCGGCGCTTGCTGGGCAAATATAGCTGATGAGTTTGTGTTCACACACAACAAGCAAAGCTCTCTTGATCATGTTGTCAGGGTAATTATGTGGCCTTTAGATATTGTTATTGGGGGCCTGTCTCGTTAACCATCAATATTTAACCTGCCTCCCTTGCGCTTAACTAAGTGAGGGCATGCTCCCATGATAAAGCTATCAGCTAAATCATGGGACTTTTCTAACCTCTTTTTAACATCCTTTTTTGCCTCAACAATATCTAATCCTCGCCTAGAATAGTCAGACCTTGGAGCGCATAGCTCTCCCTTTAGCTCTTCCAGTCCTTTTATATCACTACTGATACTAATTAGCTCATCAGGATTGTATTCCATACCCTTAGTTACTGCATTAAATGTATTTCTCATCCTGTCGGCAACATCACGCCAAGCCTGTGCTTTTAAGTTTTCAAATTTTTTCTTGTTTGTTATTTTTGGTGAATATTCTTTGGTAGGATTAAATACTTCAGCCGCTGCGTTAAACTTTGAATAGTTTTTATATCCTTTGCCCTTGAGTATTGATCCGACGCCAGCACCAACGCCAATGGAGTCATAAGATAACAAGCCGCCAGAATCAGACAGGTATGAGTAAGCCCGTAAAGATGATCGCTCTAGCTCATCTTCTCCGGCTTTCCATGCATCCATCACCATAGCAACAGCACCGTTAAACATTGTTATGCAGTTTCTATCTGCACCGTCATCAGCGACATCATAACCAACACAAACACTTCCAAATAAATCCAACTCTAATTTATCATGAGCATCAATGCATGCATTAACCCATGATCGCTTTATAATAGATTGGTCATCATCAGCATAAGGCACACCGTTGTAAACATGGTTTGCAAGCTCATAATCTTCGTCAAACTCTTCTGCTATATCCCTTAGTGCTGACTCACCTAGAAATCCGTTTTCGTCATAGTTAATTTTTCGCACTAAAGCCCCTTTGGGCGGGGCTTCTACTAACCTTTGCCATGAGTAATCAGATATAAGCTGGCCGTTAAGTGTAAACCACATCTCAGCGCCTTCGTTTCTCATGATAGTAGGGCGGATGGTTGTAAACATTTTCTTTGTTAGGTTTTGACTTTCTTCATTCCACCAAACCGTCGCTCCTTCAAAAGACTTTATTTCGTCTATATTTCTAGCTATACCGTAAAACTTAAACATTGAGCCGTTAGTTTTGTGCTCGATTGAGTTAGCGAATATATTAAAATTGTTTTGTAATCCGAAGTAAGCGATCTTGTCTTTCAGTAATGTGTAAACAGAATCTTCTATTTTGTTTTGGTACATACGGGTACATAAAAATATTTCTTTGTGATGATTAGCTCTTGCTATTGCCATGCCTGCTGCATCATGTGATTTTGAGGACATTCGCCCACCATGAAGTGTACGCATAGTTACCGGAGTTCCATCAGGTAGCTTACGAGTCATCCAGAAGCTTTTTAAATTTGGATTTAGTGAAGCGCTATCCATAGAAATCATCTAAAGTTTTTCTAACTTTTATATCTCCACTTACTTCTACTTGAAACTTGTCTAGACCAACAAGCTTGGCTTTATTCATGGTTGCTGTAATTGCTGCTGATGATTGCGGAGTGTCGGCTGTTAGTGCGATACCTCTTGCCTCGTCTAGCTCTTTTAGCAGGCTCTCAATGGTTATGCCATGTGCTTTTACAGTATCTTCTTGTAGCTGATCATACCTAGCCAACACCTCACCTTTTTTAGATAGAGCGCTTGCTTTATTATGAACGGTTTCATCTTTCCATTTAAGGCTATTAGGGTGAGACTTGCGATAGGCTTCTGACTTGTTCCCTGTCTCTAACCATACTTGACAGAATTGCTCGTGTTTACTGTTTTCTAGTACCATCTCAACCCCCAAGGTTTTAATGTTATCTCTCAGAGATAAGCGGCTTTTACACCGCGTTTATGTTTATGCTGATTAACTAGCTGTAAATAATGTTGCCTGAACATCGACTGTAAATGTTTCTGTATCAAGTAGCGTTACTGGTGAACCTCTATCAAAGTAGCTTACTGTTAATCCGCCTGCTGGAGTTGAATTATAGAATGCTACGTATTGAAACGGTCCAATTGAGCCACCTGAAGCAGTAAACACCACGTCAGCAGTAGGGACAACTGATAAGACTCCGCCCGTTTGAGTTGAGCTAGTTATTGTCACTTGTGTACCACCAGCAGTATACCCGTTGCCCGCTGCAATTTCTGAAACTTCAGCAAGCGTATTATCTGCTACTGAAGGTAATGTATTTGTTAGTGCGTATTTAAAGGTGTCAGCACTAAAATCGTGCTTCTTGTTAAATACATCAGCGATTGTTTGATCGTACTTGTTATATATAGCCATTGTTATTCCTTAAAAGTAACTGTAATTGTATTTGGTTTATATCCTGCGCTGTATAAGTCAGGCGCAAAACCTGCCGTTACAGTTCCTATAATTTGGTTGGTATCGCCTGAATATTTCAATGTTACCGATGTACCAGTTAACGTATAGCTTGTGGATAGCACAATCATACCATAATTAGCAAATAGATTTAAATCTGTACCAAGTGAAGAATAACTGCCGCTATCTACAATTATAGATGCGTTGTATTTTATTGGTGTGGCTGTTCCTGCTACTGAGTAATCATCACTATTAGCAATTATGCTTAAATCAGCCCTTAGCAACACTTCGTCACCAGCAAGAGAATAAACACCTGAATCAACGATAAGAGTTTCACCCCCTCCACCTGGAGTATAAATCAGGGTTACATCTGTGCCAGTTAAATTATAACTGCCAGTTTCAGTAATTAATTTCTTGGCAGATGTTAAATTTACATCTGAACCAGTTAATAGGTAGCTACCTGCTGTGGTAGTTATATTTAATTGTGCATTTATTGGCGTAATGGTCCCTGTTTGCGAATAAGTACCACTGTCTACCACTATAGATATACCGCTACCACCTAAATCAAGCCACACACCACCATTTGCAACAGTGCCGCCAGTAGCCATGTTTACG